CTGGCCGCGATCGGACGTGGTGTCTACGCCATTGCGCTCCAGGCCAAGCTTGGCCGCGCCCACCATGGCCTGGTAGCGGTTGGCGATGTTGACCGGATCGCCGGGCGTCAGGGTCGCCTGGTTGATGTTGTTGGCGATGAACGCCTGCGTGGTCTCATCCTGCGCCTGGTGGACCTGCTTGAACTCGTACTCATCGGTGGCGCGGGTGACGTGCTGGTCCTGCTGGTTGAACATCCGCTGCGCCATCTCGCGCTGCTGCGGGTTCGAGGCGCTGTCCAGGATCTTGGACTTGACCAGGTTGTACTGGACCCGCGCGGCATCGACCGCCGGTGGCGCATTCATCCCCAGCGGCTTGTTCAGGATGCCGGTCTTGGGGTCGTAGAGCGACTGGGTGATATGGTCATCCAGCTGCATGGACGCCTGCTGCGCCCAGGTCTCGTTCGCCTTCTGGACGGCGTCGAAGTGGATGCGCTGCTGGACCTCGGCGCCCTGCTCGACGGCCTGACCGACGCCGGCACCGAACGCCTGGGGCGTGGCATCGGCCGGCATCTCGGCATTGGGTTGGACCTGCGGGTCCACCTTGGCGTTGTCTTCAGGGATGTCAGGCATGGCTCAGAAGCTCGTGGACATGCTGACACCGCGACCGCGCATGCCAGCGAAGTAGGGGTCCGCCTGGAGCTGCTCCTCCGACAGGGTGTTGAAGGTATTGGCGAGCGCGCCCATGGTGCCCTCGCGCGCCGCCATCTCGCCGGCTGCAGCTGCGCCAGCCGAGCGGACCTGGTAGCCGTAGGCTTCGCGGATGGCGTTCAGGCGGATCATATTGGCATCCGAGGTCGCCGCGGCCTCGCCACTGGTGATGACCGCGCCGCCCGTGCCAGCGCCAGCGACCACGCCCTGACCAGCCATGGCCGAGCGCTGGGCGCCCTGCAGGAGGCGCTGGCGGCCGGTGATCCGGTTGGCGTCGAAGGCCCCGCGCTGGAGCGCCTGGTCCGCCTGCTGTTGCGCCAGCCAGGCGTTCTGGCCCTGGACCTTCTTGTTGTACTGACCAGCGGTGTAGCTGGCATAGGCCGAGGTCAGGCCACCGAGACCCGACATGCCCATGCCGCCATAGTTCGTCTGTGACGGCTGGCTGGTCGTGGAGGCCGATGCGGCTACGTTCGCGCTGTCGCCCATGGCTCAATCCTCGCCAACATCGGCCTGGAGCACAACAGCGGACATGCCCCATGGGACGGGGTCGGTCTGACGGACCCAGAGCTGGCCGGTGAGCTGGGGAGCGCCCTGGATGGGGATCGCCAGAGACGCGCCCGTCCAGGGCGCCACCGGCAGACCCAGGACCACTGGGTTCGGGTACTGCGTCAGCGGCTGCTTCCAGGTGCGCAGGTGGTACTGGTCCTGCCCGTACTGGCCGCCACGGCTGGTGTAGAAGATCGGGTAGCACTCATGGACGGTGACCCGCTTGTCGGAGATGGTCTCACCCTGGGCGTTCTCCAGCGGCATCGTCTGGACATCCATCTGGATCGGGAGGCCCGCGGTCAGCACCAGGACGGGCGTGGGCGTGGTGAAGCCGCCGCCGCTCGACACCGTCACCACCGGGAGCGCCGGGTTGAGCGGGTTGGCGAGGACGTTGCCGTCACCCAGTAGGCTGATGTTCTGGCCCTGGAGCTTGCCCAAGTTGGAGAAGACGGTCTGTGCGATACCCCAGGTGGTGAGCGCCACGCCCTGCGCCCAGGCCGGGACGGGTCCCTCCGGCGTTCCGGTGACCACGGTGCCCGACGTGTAGCCGGTGATCTTGAAGCTGATCTGCGCGGTCACGAGTCCGCTGACCGCATCGATCTGCTGGAGGACCACCGCGGTGGAGCCGTCCATGCCGCTCGTGAAGACGGAGGCGGTCGCCGTCAGCGTGATGGTGTCCTCAGGCGTCCAGGTCGCGCTGGTGCTAGTGGTGACGGTCGTGCCGGTGGTGTTGCGCCCATCGTACTGCAGCGCCGAGTCCACGAAGATGGCATCGGTGTAGAGCACGGTGTCCAGGAGGTCCCTATTGGCGAGGCGCTCCAGGTAGCGCACCGTCTGCCCATTGATGACGCGCCGGATGATGACCGATACCACGTCCTGCTGGCCGTTCGGCACCACGCACACGGCCTCCACAAATCCGTTCGTGAAGGTGTGCTGGTGCCAGGCCCAGATGTCGTGCTCGCGGACATAGGTCAGGCCGTAGAGCAGTCCTGACGCCGTGACCACCCAGACGATGGAGTCATGGATGTTCTGCCACGCCATGTCGATGATCGACTGGCCGATGAACAGATTGGACGCGAACACGGTCAGGTCCTTGCCGGTGTATTGGTAGGACTGGATCTCGAAGCGCAGGTCGCGGATCTGGTTGCCGCGCGCCTGGATGAAGATGTCGGTGTTGCCGATGACCACCGGCCGCAGCAGCTGCGCGCCCGAGTAGCCCTGGATCACCGGATTGATGGCGGTCGGGGTGAGCGCGCTGAGCTGGTTGCCCGTGCAGATGAACTCGGCTGACGCGGTGTGGATGATGAGCTTGCCCAGGTCCACCAGCGCGTTGATGGGCTGGGATTGGGTGTTGGCCACCACGAACTGGAAGGCGTCCGAATCCTCCACGGGCGTGGAGACAGCGAAGTCGGTGTAGGTCCCAACCCGGGATCCCCACACGGTCTGCGGCTGGTTGATGGTGTTGGCGAACAACAGCCGCTCCTGGAAGTAGGCGCAGACCGCCGGCCAGTCGTTGGAGGTGCTGAACAGCGGGATATTGACCGGCGGCTGCTGACTCGTGTCCGGCTGGATGTTGATGTCGTAGAAGTAGAGCAGCGTCGTGGCTCCGACCAGACCGGGGATGCCATTGACGATCGAATAGACATTGTAGATCGATGCGCCCGTCACCGGAGACCAGGAGATGACGTTCGGATTCTGCGGGGTCGGGGTGTTGCCCACTCCGGTGACCTGGCTGGAGGCCAGCGACTCGGCGCCATTGGCGGCGGAGACGGCGGTCACCACGTAGGTGAAGGTGGTGGTGCCCGGGATGTTGCCGACCGGCGCCGGGTGGACCACGAAGGCGCTTGGGTCGGCGCCGGTGTCGCTGTAGCTGGTCGCGGTGTTCGGTAGCACGGCGATGATGCCGGCGTGCGCGCCGGTCATGTCGCCGCGGTAGACGATATAGCCCTGGATGGTGCCGCCGGGCGCAGTCCAGGAGAGTGACACGGGACTGCCGGACGTGGGCGCTCCGGTCACCGTCGCCAGGTTGGAGACGACGCCCTCCAGGAACTCGAAGGCGGTCACGTAGTAGCCGGTCCCGCCGCCGCCCGTGCCGCCGCTGGCCGCCAGGCCGGTGGGTGCTGCCGGGCCGCCGGTGGGCGCCACGCCGATGGCGAGCGCGACGCCGGTCGGTGCAGCAATCGACGCGGTCACCGTGAAGGGGGTGACGGTCCAGTCGGCATCATCAAAGCGCGTCAGCTGGAACGGATAGAACAGCTGGCTCGTCACTGTCATGATGTCGTTGAGCTGGACGGCCTGGAGCGTCTGGAGCGACTCCTCCAGCAGGTTGACCGTGGCCCCGCTGACGGGGATGTCCACGTAGTAGTTGCCGGATGATCCCTGCTCCACCATCGCTTCCCAGTAGCTGCTCATGCCGCTGGGCGCCTGATTGGTGTTGGCGGTGACGCAAATCCAGGCGCCCCCGGAGTAGCTGACGATGTTGCCGACCAGGTAGGCGGTGGCGTTCGACCAGGCGCTCATCGCGCTGTACGCCTTGGTCACCTGGACGTTGTTCTTGTAGACGCGGATGTTGCCGGTCGAGAAGACCAGCTGGTAGGCATTGGCGTAGTTGAACACGAAGGAGATCAGGCGCGACGGATTGCCGCCGGAGATCAGGGTAAGATCGTCGGTGTACTGGGTGCCCGGACGGTTCTGCACACCACCGAACCGGGTAATCATCGCGTTCGTGCAGGTCCGCAGGCCAGCCGTGAACTTCTGCTGGTCCGAGCGGCCGAGCAGCTGCGGAGCGATGAGGCCCGCCGAGAAGGAGACCTGCTTGAGGCTAGGCATCAGCGCCTCCAGCGAGCGCGGACCGTCTCCGACTGCCAGGTGACGCGCGGGATGTCGCTCTGCGTCTGGTTGACATCAGCCGCCCGGACAGACCCCTTGCGCTTATCGAACTCGGCCAGGCAGAACTCCCGCTTCTTCATGTCGCGTCCGAGCGCCATGGCGAGGTCGGCGCCGAGCCGCCACATGAGCATGTCCACGAAGTCGGCGGAGAACTGGGTGGGATCGGACACTGCCTGGCCGTAGACCGCGGTGATCCCATTCGGGCCGTAGGCGTCGGCGGTGATGAGCCGGCCGTACTGATCGTTCGAGAGGCCGTAGCTGATCGGGACCGCGTCACCAACCGCCCGGCGGAATGCCTGGTCATAGGCGTAGTTCAGCGTGGTGATGCCGGTGGTGGGTGGCGGGAACAGCGGTGGTAGCGGCCACGGCGTGCGCACGATCCGGCGCATCTTCAGGCAGTCGGACGGGTAGCGGTAGGAGCGCGTCCAGACCGCGTTCGCGCGCTGCATGGTGGTCTCAGGGCCGGCGACCTCGGCGAGGCCGGCGTAGACCTCGGCCCACTGCCAGTTCCATTCGTTCAGGATCGCATCGCGGTCCTGGGGATACCAGATGGCGGCCTGGTTCGCCTCGTTGGAGCCGTCCAGGAAGGAGCTGATGGTCTGCGACGATCCAGCACGCGAGAGCGCGCCGTTGACGATCGACATCTCGCTGATCGCGTTGGCGGTGGGCATGGGCGCTCAGGGCTCGCGCCCTGCCCTCATCGACCGCTGACGATGCGCCGCTGCGACCGTGCGGTGGTCTCGGGGATCACGCGCACCGGCGGCGCGACCTTGTCCAGCTCGTCCTTCTTGATCTCGCGCAGGAAGGTCTGGAGGTGCTCGCGGTGCTTGAGCTGGAAGATGGCGCCCTTGACCGTGATCGGATTGCCCTTCTCGTCGGAGTCCTGGCGCCGGCCGCGGCGCGGGATGCCGTACTCCTGGCTCCAGGTCTGGGACTTGTGGTCGAACTCCGGCGGGTCCGGGTAGACGCAGTCCTGCAGTGCCTCCACCCAGAGGTCCTCCTCCCACGCCTTGAAGCGGTGGACCGGGGCCACGACCGCCTTGTCCTCACCGACCTCCCGCTTGGCGTTCAGCTCGGTGATGGCCTGCGAGAGCACGGCGACCTGCTCACGCAGGACCTCCAGCTCGGACTTGCCGCCCTCCTTCTGGTCGGGCTGGATGGGCTGGCGCGGAGGCGGGACAGGAGCGGGCATGGAGTGAACCTTTCGGGGTGGGTGGGAACGAACGGCACGTCCGGGAGCCATGGCGGCTCCCGGTGGCTCAGACGGTGTAGGCGCGGGGGTAGGCCAGGCTGTCCTGCAGCGGCTTGGAACCGATCCAGCAGTCGAAGGTGCCGGCGGTGAGCGCCGCGGTGCCGATGATGACCGCGACCGACCAGTAGCGGATCAGCAGGGTCTCGGCCTCGTAGCTGCCCGACTGGGGCGAGCGCGGGATGGGCGCGCGGAAGAACGCGTAGCCGGCGACCAGGCTGGACTTGCCGATGCCGGTGCCCGGCGGGATGCCGGCGTCCATCCACACCACGTTGCCCGAGCTGAAGGTCGGGTCCGAGGGGTTGCCGACCAGCTGGAAGTTGACGGTGGCCGAACCGCCCGAGGTCACCGCCGTGGTCACCTTGCCGAACAGGTAGAGCGGCTCGCCCGCGCCGTCATCCATGGGGGTGAGGCGGTCGATGTACTGCTGGTAGGTCGTGCCCGTGGAGGTGGGCGAGTAGGCGTTCAGCAGGCGGCCGGTGAGGTCGAGGATCATGGGGTGGTCCTGGGCAGGGCGATGGTGGGTGGTAGGCGCCTGGGGTCAGGTCACCTGGGCCTCGGTGTTCAGGATCTGGTCGCAGTTCCGGATGGGGATGCCCATGAAGCTCATGACCTTGTGGCCGAACCAGTCGATCATCGACAGCTGGTTGCTGGTTTTGTTGAGCATCTGCTTGTGCAGGGCGGCCCGCACCGTGCGGTTGCAGTAGAAGACCTGCTTGCCGGGGATGGCGATGGAGCTGGTCGGGTTGCCCGTGGTGCTGGCCGGGGTGGCGATCGACGGCATGCGGTAGAGCAGGTCGATCATGCCCTCAGTCAGGTCGGTGGCGCCGAGCTGGTTCTTGAGGTTCGTGGTGTCGATGTTGGCCAGCCGGCCGCACCAGCGCCAGTCCCACAGGGCCGCGCCGACCTTCCAAGTCCAGGACTCCTGGTGGGCCCACATACGGGTGCCGCCCACGCCGGTCGAACCCTGGATGGTCTGGTCCTCCTTGACGCGGTGCATGATGCCCGCGGCCGAGCCCTTCGGAAAGAACAGGTGGAAGGCGTAGGGCGCCCAGGTCACCAGGTACATGCTGGTGTTCACGTTGGAGGTGCCGCCGCCATCGACCACGTTCACCGCGTTATTCGCGTTGGCGCTGTTGACGGTCGAGTAGCGCGCCGCCAGGCCCAGGAACTGGGTGGGGTCCACGCTCGGGTCGCCGTAGATGAAGCTCTTGGAGAACGCCTCGGTGATCGACTCGTAGTAGGCCAGGCTCTGGTGGTAGAGGAAGGTGCCCTGCTCGCCCCACAGCTCCAGGATCTCCTGGTCGTACTCGGCCCAGGTCTCGAAGATCGAGAGACCCTCCTCGATCTGGGCGGTCTGGCCGCGGCTGACCTGCACCGGCGAGTTGATCTGGCGGGTGTAGGTGGTCGGCAGGCCGGTGCGCTGGGTGATGCGATGGCCGAGGGGCTGGTTGCCCTCCAGGATGACGGCGTCCTGGACCTGCTCGTTCGACTGGTTGAGCAGCTCCGCGATCATGTCCACGTGGCCATTGTCGGGGTTGCGGAGCTTCGCCCACGAGATCAGGTCGTAGACGTTGCTGGCGCCAGTTGCGGTGGGATTGGCCATCGGTGGTTCCTAGGTAGTGAGGGACCGTCCGGCTCAGCGCCGGCCGTAGATCCGCTCCTGGGGTGACTTTGCGGGCGGGGGTGCCTCGCCGCCCTTGGGCGGGGGCGCCGTGGTGCCGGCAGGGATATTGAGGCCGGCGAGGTGGAGGACCTCACGGAGGATCGGGTGGTTGATCCACTCGGTCGTGGCGATGGCCTTGCGGGTCTCGGGCTTGAGCGCGAGCAGCGCCTTGTTGATGACCTCGGTGGTCTTGGCCGCGTTCACGCCCCCCAGCTCGGGGTGGGCCATGGACTGCTCGTACCAGTCGTTGCCGAGCTTGGTCATGGCCGCCTTGTTGGCCTCGGCGGCGGCAACCTCGCGCTGGTGCTCGCGGGTCAGCAGCGCGGTGGCCTGGGCCTTGGACAGGCCGGTGGTGCGGCTGAACGCCTCGATCTCCTTGACCGAGGGCTCCGGCAGGGTGACGCCCTGCGGAATCTCCAGCTTCCACTCCTCCGGCTTCGCCTGCTCGCCGGCCTTGGCTTCTGGCTTGGTCTCCGTCTTGGTTTCGGTCTGGGTGACGGGCTCGGTCGGCGCGGTGAAGCGCTTGGCCTCGGGAGCCGCCTGGGTGCTGGTCTGGGTACCCCCAGCTGCCTTGCTGGCGTCGGTCCCACCGGCCGGAGGGCTCTGCGTGCCCTTGTCGGTGGAGGTCGTCGTCTGCTGCGTGGCGGTCTCAGGCATAGATGCCCGGACCCTATGCAATCAGCGCATGGGAGTCAAGAACTCGCATGCATTCTGTGCATGCATCCTACCAGACGGCGTCCTTGATGCGGCTGGCAGCGGCGCCCACCGCGTCCGCCGAGCGGCGCCACATGCGACGCGCCACACCGGACTTACGTCGGTGGTTCTCGGTGATGGAGGCGTCCTCGGCCTGCCAGGTTTTCATGCGTGCGGCATGCTCCTGTAGGAGGATCGGATAGAGGTCCGGGTTGGCACGATTGATCTCACTGAGCAGCCAGAGGGCCACCTGGCGGCGTCCCTCGGCGTGTGCAGACCCCTCCGTGGTGTGGTAGAGACCGCAAAACGACAGGAGGCGCATCATCACCGCCATGGCGTCATGCGATTCGCACATGGCCAGGACCTGGCGCTCCTCGCGGGCGCGCTTGCGGCGGGCGAGGACCTCCATGAGCTTGCGCTGGTTGTGGATGCGGGCGTAGTCCGGCGCCGGCAGCTCGCCGAGCGAGGGATCCGTGTCAGACACCGGCTGCGTGATGGGGTCGCTCATGTGGGCCTGACGATCCTCAGGATCTTGTTGGCGATGACGGAGGCGCGGTTGTAGCGCCGCTGTTTGAGCGCAGCGCGCAGGAGGAGATGCAGGTGCACCAGCTCGGTGTAGCGCAGCGACGCAGTCGCGCACACCGTCACGGTGGCCCGCCGCCCGCGCCGCCAGCCGCCTGGGCGCCCGCCAGACCCGGGAGCATCTTGGAGATCAGGTCCGTGCCGTCGGGCTTGGCCGAGGCGGCGGCGGTGACCGCGGGCGCCATCATGTTGGCGTTCTTCGCCGCCTGGGCCTGCTGGGCGGCCTGGTTGCGGGCGTCCGCCATCTTCTGCGCCTCCTCCTTCGAGCGGATGAGGTGTGCAGGCACGTCGGCCAGGTCGCCGTACTCGCGGATGGCCTCCGGCATGTTGACCACGTCCAGCGCGTCGGGCGAGGCCGCGGCCTGGGAGGCAGCGAACTGCACCCACTGGACGATGGTATTGATGCCGGCCATGCGCTGGGCCTTGGCCAGGATGGAGACGAACTCCAGCTTGAACTTGCGCACGGAGCCGTTCTTCATGCGCATCTGCGGCGGGATGGGCGGCAGCTCGCCGCGGCGCTCCAGGATGCCGATGGTGCGCACCACCAGGGGCTGGAGGACCTCCTCGACGTTGCGCTCCACGACCGGGCCCAGGACGTGCATCTTCTCCTGCTGGAGGGCCCGGACCTCCTCGGCGGTCTTCTCGCGCTCGGCGTCGGTGACCGCCTGGAAGATGGTCGAGTACATGAGCGTCTGGATGCGCGCCTCGATGCGCTCGATCATCTTGATCGCGCCCTCGATATGGAAGTCCACCTGGTAGGCGGAGGTCAGCGCCTTGGAGGCGTCCTTGCTGTTGACGAAGATGATGTCACCGGGAAGCGTGGTGAGCTTGCGGGGATCGACCTCGGTGGAGGCGACCAGCGCGGGATTGAGCTGGCGCTCCACGCCCTGCGCAGTGCGGTCCTCCCAGGACTGGAGCGACATCACCGAGCCCAGGCAGTCCATGCCGGGGCACTCGGCGTAGACGTTCTCGCCCATCACACGCCAGCGGCCGATCATGAACGGCGTCTCCGGGTAGCCGCCCTGGCGCAGGAGGCCGTACTTCTGGCCCTGCGAGTAGGCGCCCATCTCGTAGTAGGTCTCCACCCAGGGCCAGTTCGGCTTGCCGGGAACCTCCTGGAAATGGTCACCCTTGAGGATGACGTGCACGACCGGCTGGCGGACCTCCTTGTTGCCGCCGGCCGGCGAGTTGTAGAGGTTCTGGATGACGGTGGAGCAGTTCTTGTAGCCGAACTCCTCCACGATCTGCGAGGCGGTCATATAGAGCACGCGCAGCAGGATCGACACCCGGCGGGTGTTGTCGGTGGACAGGTAGTAGCGCCCGATCTGGTATTCGTAGGCACGCACCACCGTCTGCTTGTCTTCGAGCAGCAGGAACGCCGAGGTGCCCAGGAACCCCTCCTCGTCGTAGAGATTCAGCAGGGCCGAGTAGACGTTCGACTTCAGGAACACCTTGCGGACCTTGGCTTCGACCTTCTCGCAGAAGTCGCGGACCTCCAGGTCCTGGTCGAGCGCATCATCGTCCGCGGAGATGGAGAACCACTTGGATGCCTGCGGGGTCATGCCGGAGGCCATGCCGGCAGCCAGGGTGTGGCGGCACTCGATCGCCGTCTCGTTGATGAGGTCGGAGTCGCGGCGGTTGCCGATGTTCGTGTCGGAGTAGTCCCAGCTGGCGGCGCGCGGCGCGAAGAAGGCCGTCAGGTCCTGCCAGTGCGGATCCCAGGTCGCGCGGTCGGACTCCATCTGGGCACGCAGGCTCTCCAGGTAGGTGCGCACGGCGACGCCGTCATCCAGGTTGATGAGCGTCCGGCCCGCGGGCTGCTCCAGGACACGCATGCCCCGGTAGTCCGGCACGGGCGGGATGGCGACACGTTCACCGGTCATCCCGAGCCTCCGAGCAGGGTCTTGACCCCGGTGTTATTCGGACCGCCGATGATGCCGGGCTGGCGGTCCTTGTTCGGGTTGGAGACGATGGATCCGCCGGCCGACTGGGCGAGCTGCTGGGACTGCTGCATGGTCGCGGCGGTGGACGCGGTGTTCGGCAGCTGCGGGGTGTTCGGCGTCACGTTCGGCAGGGACGGCGCCTTCGCCGTGGACGCCGTGTAGACCGTGGCCGCGGTGGTCGCGGCTGCCGCTGCGAGGGCGATGTAGGTTCCGGCTGAGACGGCGGCCATGGTGGCTCACTCACGATCCAGCCGGAGGGCGTAGATCTCATCCACCAGCTCGTAGCCCAGGCGCCGCGTCAGGAAGGGGCCGATGTTGAGGTCGTGCCGGGCCTTGCCGTGCTGGTAGAGGACGGTGACGCCCAGGTGCTTGAGGACATCCTGGGCGTAGCGCAGGAGCGCCTCGCCGACGCCGCGGGCGCGCATGCCGGGCTCGACGTAGAGCACGTCCTGGTGGGCGAAGATGGCTGGCCGGTAGTGGAGCGACGGGGCGATGAAGACCGCCAGGTAGCCGACCAGGCGCTGGCCCTCGGCGCGGGCCGTCATCACCACGAAGCGGTTGAGGGACTCCATCTTTCGGTAGGCATCCCAGTCCGGATTCAGCTCCAGGTCGCTGTAGTGCGCGACCTCGCGCCAGTGGGCGCGCAAGAGGGGCATCAGCTCAGCGATGAGGCCGTCCGAGAGGTGCTCCACGGTGTAGGAGGCCAGCTGGGTTGCCGGCGGAACCGGAACGGTCATGGGGCTCACTTAGGGGTGTTGCGGAGCATGGAGTCATCGACGGGGGTCGGCTCGGGCTCGGCGGGAGCGGTCTCGGTGGAGGTCTCAGGCGGCGGGGTCTCGGTGGAGGTCTCAGGCGGCGGGGTCTCGGTGGGCACCTGCTCGGGAGCCGCCTTCTCAGCGATCCTCAGGGCGACGTAGACCGGCATGGCGCGCATGATGCCGTGCGGATGGGTGGTGCCGCCACCCTCGCGCTGTAGCCGGCAGCCGGCAGGGACCGCCCGGTAGGGACGCCCGCGGAGGTAGATCTGGGTCAGAACCTCGGCGAGCTGGCTGGAGACCGGGTTGTCCAGGGCCTGGATGTCACGGACCAGGACCTCCTGGCCGTCCACGATGAGGATGCCGTCCATGGGTTAGACCCCGAAGGCGCCGAGCATGAGGTACGCGCTCACGGCGGGCGCCGAGCCGCCGGAGATCGCGCTCACGTCGAGCGTCACGTAGCGGTCCTTGATGATGAACTCCTTGGCCAGGGCCTTGGAGAGCGCGCCGGTGGGGATGGTCAGCCCGGCATTGCCGGTGGCCGGGAAGGTGTACTTGGTGGTCCAGGTCGCATTGTCCGGCGAGGTGCGCACCAGCACGGTGGCGGTGGCGCCGGAGGTCGTGTCGTAGAGGACCACCCGGATCTTCACCGGGACGTTCCACTTGTTCTGGTTGACCGTGGTCCCGGCCGTGCCGCCGGCTCCCGTGCCGTAGCGCTGCCCGATGCCGAAGCCGATCGAATTGCCGTAGCCGGTCCCGGTCGCGCCGTCCAGCAGGATGAGATCGGGGGGATTGCCGAGCGGCATGGACGGCTCCTATGCCGTCAGACGCTAGCAAGTCACCCTGAGCTATGCAAGCGGCGCATAGCTTGGTGGGCACGGGAGGAGTCGAACCTCCGATGTTTCCCCGGAGGGACCGGATTTACAGTCCGGCGCGACACAACCGACAGTACGCCTCGTGCCCATGGTGATAGTATGTTGATCCGGCTCAGTCCACAGCTCTGCCGGCTTAAGGCTGTCCTTCAGGATGTCATCCGGCGAGCGTCGCATCGTCTCGCCAAGCGCT